GCCATAGTTTATATCCCTCCTAAGCTGCGTTATAACGAGCAGTTACGATTGCTTCAGGACGAAGAATCTTCCTACCGTATAGATGCATACCACGAACAATGTCAGCAAAGCTGTCTGGATCGCGATATGTTTCTGTCTTGTTGATTTGCTCAGCAGTTGCTATAGCAGAATCATGACCAGCTACGATAACACCGAAGTTAGCCAGCTGATTAGCTGTACCTGCAGTCCCTGATCCTGTGCCTACTGATGGCAAATTGGATGAGGAATACACACGGAAACCGTGGAAGTTACTCACAGCAAGACCGTTACGCAACCCGCCTGATTCACCGAAATCTGCGTTCATGAAGCGTGAATCTTCATCAGCAAGGATTTCCATGAATACTGGATCAACGACAAGCCAGCGACCTTGTGAGTCAACCTGTTGCTGATCAAGCAAACGTTTCATACGAGCAATAATCATTGCAGGTGAAACGGTAGCTGTTGGAAGCGAAGTAGCACCGGGCATACGTGCAGTCACAGGAATTGAGTGAGTGCCAGCAGAGGCAGTAGTGATGTTACCAAAGTCGCCTTTGTGAAGCTGCATGGATGCAAGCAATTCATTAGCACCTGCAGTTGATACAGCCTTGGAACCATTAACAGTTGTGTTAAGAGCGCCAGCAACAGCATGCAGAGAACTCTGAGCATAACCAGCCATGTAGCCAAGAACTTCTTGGTCATGTTGGTCAGCAAGACGATAAGCAGCCCGATCAGTTGCAAGTTGCATAAAATTAATGTGTGAATGAGCCTCCTCAATATCGTCCATCTTAAAGGCAAAATAGTTAGCCTTATCAATGGTTAAGGAGAAATCGGCGTCCTCTAAATCTTGAGCCTGAACGTTTGTACCACGTGCATACTGCGATACAGAAATTTCAGGTTCTTTGATAATTTTTACTGTATCACCTTGGGCAGAAATCTCCCCAAAATAATCAGAATTTGTTACAGCGCCTACTACGCTGGACTTGCGGAATGCAAGTTGTACTTTTTTAGAATAGATTACAGGGCTAAAATTACCATTTGGTAAATTGCCGTAACCTGTTGCAGTTGTAAAAGCCATGAAAATGTCCTCCATTAAATGTTTTTGGCTTAGGTTTAAGTAAGCTGAAACAGTAAGTTCAAGAGGCTGTACTTTCTAGGGTAGCGTTTAAAAAAAAACGGGCCTGTAATTGTTCAGGTAGGTCTTAACTAAAATGTTTTGCTTATAGTTACTAAGGATATAAGGTGGCTACTTAAAGTAGGGCTTTATCTTTAGCGATAGTAACACCCATAGTTATACTTGAAAAACTATGGGTGTCAAGTGTTTATTTCAATTATTTATCTTGCTCCACCAGAAAGATCATAAATAAACTTTCCGTTTCGTTGAGATTCTGCAATTGCATCCATATTTTTCTCAAAATCCTTGTCAGACATCTTTTTGACTTGGGATTCACTAAAAGCGCCTTCAGAGTTTACAGCTTCAGGTTTACCTGCACGTTTACTTACTACTGCAGTAGCTGCATCTTTAGAAGCTTTCTTACGAGACTTAGTATCCATGCCCTTATCAGACTTATACAAATCAATTACACGAATTACAGAACGGGGATCATCTTGATTTTCGTATAGCGCATCTTGAACCCACTTGGGTTGCTCCCCTGCCCAATCGTGGAACTCATCACTATCTTTAAGATCATCAAAGTCTGTATGCGTATCACGAATGGCATCCATTGATTTGGCACGATCAGCTTTAGCAGACATTTCATCAATCTGTTGAAGACGCCCTTCTGCGTAACTAAATTTCTCTTGCGCTTTTTTCTCTGCAATAGTCTCAACAATAGCAGCAACGTCAGGGTACTTATCTGCCCAAGCTTGTATATCCTCATCCGATTTAGGTGGACGAACTATACCTTGCTCTTTAGCGTTCTCTAGCTGTGTCTTTAATGCTTTTAGTTCTTCTGCAGTGTTACTCTGAAGCTTACGTATATCATCATACCGTTTCTTGTATGTACGCTCCTCCCCTGAAGCAGGCTCTTTCTCTTTAGCCTCTACAGTTTTAGGTTTAGCTTCCTCTGCTTCTTCTACTTCTTCTGTAGCAGCCAATTCTTCTAGTTCTGCTTCAGCTTCCGCTATACGCCGTTCATTAGCATTACTGTACTTTGAATCAACAAAACCTGCTATTTTAGGTTTTTCCATAGTTGTCATTTCTGGCATTTTTAGTTCCTTTGTTACGACCTACTAGCTAGGCCATTTTTTCGCTGTTTAGTTTCTTTGCTAGTCACATAGCCACCTTTGTCGTAGCTTTTCTTTTTGGGTTTAGATATTAAACCGCCTGTTGCTCTAGGACCACCACCGCCATAACCTCCGACTCCTTTATCTTCATCATCATCCCCTGTAAGAGTAGGTGCTGGAAGAGTAGGTGCTGGTAAGTTCTTAGGACGTCTTCGTGGTCTTGGTGAAGTTGTAGGTGCAAGTGTGGATGGTACTGACTTTTCTTTATCATTGTTTATAACAGGAGTTACTGATGCTGCAGGTGTAATTGTAAGTGCTGATGATAAAGAGCCGTCATCACTTTGTTGAGATCCACTAGGTGGACTAAAAGTAGTTGGATCACTAGGGTCTATAATAAGGCTACCATCTTTATTTTTATTCCATTTTCTACCCCAATAGTTTGAGTTGTCTTGCGGTATATATGCAATCCAATCATCTCCAAAGTCAGGGGCTGCTCTAGGGTTCATACCGCTATCTATAGCATATTGATACATTTCTGAGCTTAAACCTGCAGGATTCAAAGCAGAAATACCAGAAGGATTAGATACACCAGATTTAAAGTCTTTAAAAACTTCAGAATCCGTAGAAATAACTTTACCATTTGGGTCTTTTACAAATGTCTCTCTACCTAAGAAATCTTTTGTGAATACTTTTCCTGTATTATCCGCATATAAAACTTCGCCACCTTTTGGACCTAAGTAATTATCCCCAAAGCCACCTAGTATATCTCTAGCCCTTATAGTAACGCCATTTGAATCTGCAACAAACCCAGCACTACCCTGACCTGCAGCTTGAGCATCTTGATTTCCAAAACCTACTGAGCCATCTTTTTTTGTAAACTTAGTTCTGTTATTTCCCGTAAATATATCAAAGAAACTAGGATTAGTTGCACTTTCTGTAAGATTAAGTGCATTAGTAAGTTGATCTGGTGTTAAATCTCCACCAGCATCAATAGCATCGTCAAATGCAGCACGATCCTCTGGCTTAAGTTCATCAGGATCTATCTCTTGCTCTTCTACCTGTTCTACTGTATTACCAAACTTATCCACTACATTCGCAAGAGCATTCCCTAGGAAACCACGGTTTTCTCCTGCCATATTTTTTGTTTGTTCTAGATCAAATAATTTAGAAAGAAGACCTCTTGTATCTAAAGCACTACCGTCAGAATTTTTACCACTCAATACATTTTTAATAGATAAAACTCTTGCTTCATGATTTTCAGGACGTGAATCTACATCTTCCATACTTTTTAATCTTTTTTGAAGCTCTAACTTAATTTGTTTGTTAGAATAGGATGCTCCTACCATTCCTATAACAGCTATGGGAGCAAAGGGGCTGACAAGCATACCTTGAAAACCTCTAGTAAATGTAATGTTACCTGCTAAAGCGTCAGCTAGTTTTTGATCAGTCATACTGCTGTAAGGTATAGGTTTAGGTAGCTGTTCTACTTTTGGTAAGTCACGATTGCTATTGTCTCTAAGTGACGGATCTTCTGCTATTCCTCCTGCTGCAGGTGCTGCTCCTGCCCCTGCTGCTGCAGGTGCGTTTGTCAATGTATATCCCGGTGGTAATGGAATATCATCATTCCAGTACAAAGGCATTTGTGTACCGTCAGGCGCAGTAACCAAAACTAAACTTATTGAACTGGTATTGCCGCCTTCCAGACGCCCCATGATAAAGTCTCTATAAGCGTATGTATCAAAATTTTCAAAGTCATAGCTATCGTCTTCTACAAGACCGCCGTTATCGTAACCCATAAGGCCACCTTTATTAACAGCCACTTCCCCTGTTTTTACTTGTTTGGCAGGGTTAGCACCTTGCATCTCTTTAGGTTGCATCGTAGCTGTAGTAGTGCTTTGAGCGTTACCAAGTTTATCTGCTACCATTTTCATAATTGTAGGATTTCGTATTGCCCTTTCAATCATCATATCAACTTGTGTAGGGTCTGCCCCTATGTTAAGACCCCCTTCAGCATAGCCTACTGAAATACCTTTAGCGTTTGCACGTTCATTAATACTTTTATCATTCTTTAAAGTATAAGCAATCTTATCCATAAGACCGCCTGAAGCTACGCCTGTAGTAAGCATGTTGTCTAAATCTCCCATGTCACTTTCATTAAGTGCCATATCTTCTGGACCGCCCATAGGAACTGGTTCTCCACCTATCCTACCATCTTCATCCATCTGTTGCAAGCCCATTTTTGCTTCAGCACGTAAATCTTCAAAGTATTTTACACCAAAGAAACGAACAACATCAGCAGGTACAACATACTCACCTTCACTTAGTTTAGCATCTATGTCATCCCGCACCTCAACAGGAAGTGATCCCGGTGGTACATCGTTGCCTGATATAGGGTCTACAGTTTCTGCTATACCTTGAGTATCGCCGCCTAGGGCAAAAGCCATTTGATTGTCCATACTGGATAATCCTCCTTGGGAGTAAGTTGTATCTGTAGTAGGATTAAAGTTTGCAGGCTTTGTCCTACCATTTTCAAAAGCTTTAAAGATGGGATCTGCATCTTTTTGATCTTGGGTAATCTCCCAAGCATCGCCTTTATACGTAATTCTTCGTATACTTGCAATGTCTTCTAATTTGTAACGGTTCTCTTTAACAGTAACCCCCACACCCTGTTGTCCTCCTTGGTTACCCCCTATGACATTTACAAAACCTTCTTTAGCGGATTCTGCTACTCTATCTCCCGCATAAAAACCTACGTGATCAATTTTACCATCACGTGTACCATTCTCATAGTCTACATATTCATATACACTTCCATCAGCTCTTTTCTTTTTGGACTTAGGAAAGTCTATAAGGACTAAATCACCTTCCTGTACTTTATCTAAGCCAACACCTTGACCATAGTTTTTATATTCGTTAGCTCTAACTCTTCTATATTTTCCTGAATTTGTATCTTCTTTATACTTACCTAGAGTATCTGCACCTAGCTCTGTAAGAACATGATTTACAAATGCTGCACACCAACTAACCCCTTGACTAGAAGCATCAAGACCGCTATCTGCTCCTACAGCCTGTTCGTAAAATTTATTAATAGTTGGCATTCCGTTTATTTCAGTAAGACCTGAAATAACTTTTGATTTTTTTCTTGGCCCTGTAATGGAATCTCTAATTAAATAACCTAGTTCTATAATTTTATCTGTGGGTACTTTAAATTCTTGTGAAAAATAGTCTTCCCTACGTTGTACTAAAGATTCAGGCATAACCTTATTAAAATTGTCGGTGTATTGAGTATTAGTTAAATCTTTAATTTCTTCTGATTTTTCTCTAATATCATTTGATCGTGTATTTGATTCTTCTGAATCCCCACCAAAAAAACTTGCGACACTATTAAAGAGGGAAGAAAACCAACTTTCGTCATCGACTTCTTCAGTGTTTTCCAGTGCTGAAGGAGTGGCTATTTCTTGTTGCCGCTGTTCAAAAGGTTGACCACGCATATTAAAAGAACCGTCATATACTACTTCTTCATTAACTGGCCCCTCAACTGGCTCCTCAACTGGCTCCTCAACTGGCTCCTCAACTGGTACTATTTGAGGTTCGCCCCCTTCTAAAACCTCAGCTATATTTGCTGTAGGGCGCGACCGTGGCCGCATACTTGTAGTTAAATCTGTATCATGATTAGGCATTTGAATTAACCTCTGCTCTTAAATGTTTTAAAGAACGTAACGCTGCAGTTTGACCCTGCAAACGATACAACGCATTATAATTTTCTGATTGTTCCATAGAGATATGTACACGCTCAATACGTAAATCTAGTTCATCACAAAAGGAATCCCATAGAGGTTTATCGTTTACAAGTTTCTTTAGTGCGCTCATTTGTTTGGCCTCTGTACTAATCCACCTAAGTTAAACTTAGCTTCTCTACGTATTTTGTCTGCTAAAGACATACTTCCATCTACTTCTATATAGTCGTATAAAACGTGCGTGTTTCCAGAAACCTTTACCTCACCTATCTCATTACCTAGTGTAATATTTCCTACTGTGGCAGGTCTTAAATTAGGTTGAGGTACTTTGCCATCTTTATTACGAGATGTAATCTTATCCATTCTAACGGGGCCAACAAATTGCATATCTAAACCATAGTAATGCTTTTTTTTCTTACCAGAAAAAGCCTCTAAAGCTTCAGGTCCAGACATAGATTGAACTGCAACGATAGGGTGATTTAATCTTCTATTTCCTTCTAGGCTAAAATTGCCGGGCTGTACTAAGTTAGTCCTATATACAGTACCTTCTTTACCTACGTTTTTCTCATAGTTATCTTTCATATTCTTTAAAGTTAAATCAGGCCCATCATAAGCATTTGCCCTAGCTAAAGTTTTATTATCTATACCTCCAGATAATTCTTTATTAGAAGTGCGAGGTGTAATAAAGAGATTCTGAAAAGTCTTATTACTTACATCTTGAGGTTTTTTACCCATAACAATATAGTTACCAAAATCTAAATCTAATTCAATGTCAGCCTCTTCTAACATATCTGACATACGATCCCCCTTATAAGAGGTAGTCTTTTCTGGGTCTAAGGGTCCAATTTCAATAGGTCTATTAAAGAACTTTCCCGGAGCTGGCATAACACTAACAGATGATTCAGAATCTAAAGCACGGGCTTGCCTTTCAACAAGAGGCTCTACAGTTTCTTCTGTAGGTATAACAATAGAGCCTCTATCCTGCCCCTCTGAATTTACATCTCTTACAAATTTCTTTTTAGAACCCCTGCCAACAGTCTTGACAGGTGTAGCTACATCTTGAAAGATATCTTGTAGTATTGAAGCGCCTATTCTACCTATATTCATTACTGTACATTCCCTGTAAAGCCCGGTTCTCCCGGCGCTGCTGCAGCACCAATGCCGATGTTACCACCGCCGCCGCCGCCCATGTCCTGTGGACCCGTAGGAGCCTCTCCCTGTGGCCCTCCCGGCGCTTGTGGGGGTCCACCTGCCTGTGGTGGTCCACCTGCCTGTGGTGGTCCTCCTGCTGCTTGTGGTGGCGCTCCTGCTTCTGGAGTAGGTGGCAGAGGCTGAGCAAATTGTTTAAATATCTCCGCTTGAATAGCAGCGTCTTGCATGGAGTTAGTAACTTTATCAGGATCAAGATCCATACTAACAGCAATCTCACGAATGATGTAGTCCATCTTAGCAAAAGGAGCCAAGGCAGGGTTCTGTACTACCTGCAGGAACTGTGTTAGACGTTGGCTACGAACCTCGTTAGCCATTAAGCTTTCAGTACCTTGTGCGCGTACCTCTAAATCTCCCTTAATAGAAGGATCAAAGTCAAATTGCATGTTAAAGTTAAAAAACGCTTTACCTAGAGGGCCAAGCATATAATCATCTACGTTTTTAATTACATTACGTATTGATCCGTTAGCAGCAGACATAAGCATACTAATACCCGAAGCTGTACGTCCAACACCTTGTACGCCCGTTTGACCGTGAGCAAAGCTAGGGAAGCCAGTGCTTTCATCAGCTAAGATTCTAGCTTTATCAAACAGTTGCATATTTTCGCCTGCAACGTTAGGAAACTTAGTACCAAAGATTGCCTGACCGGGTGCGCCACCTTGACGCCTAAACACTTTACCGGGATACAAAGTTAAGTCTTGGCCCGGCACTAAGTTAGTTTCATCTATTTCAATCAATAGGTTACCAGACATAACTGCATTATCTACAGCCATACGCATGAAGCCATTCATGAGTGTCTGTGTATCATCCATGTTCTCAGCTATACCTACACCAAAGAACGAATAAGGATTTAACTCATAAGGCACAGCATAGTAAGGAATTAAAGCAGGCTTAAACGGATTCATAACTAAACGCACTACTTGCCCGTTACATACCCATATATTAACACTTAACTGATCAGACTTCTTTAACTCTTTAGGAATATCTACATCGTGATCTTTAAGTGTCTCTGTGTCTACAAATCCCCAGAACTCATACAATTCATAACGCTCAGCTTTTGATTCTTGAGCGTCATCCTCCATAGCCTGTTCCCACCATTTCTTCTCATAGGTCTCCCCCATGCTAAGAGACTTATCAATGGCGTTGTCACGAAAGAAAGGACGGCCTTTTAATGCACGAACTTGAGAGCGTGATAGTTTATGACGCTCTACTATATACTCTGCCTCATCCATGTTAGCTGCATCAGGGTCAGGATAGAAGTTCCAAATAGATACATGGCTAGTAGAAGGCACTGTCTTAATGGTAGGTTCGTAATCACCTTTTTCATTCCAGTTAGGATACTCCTTATTAACAGCGAAGGGGCCTTTCATAATACCAGTACCAAACAAAGCTAGTTCAAAAGAACTTAAACGTAATTGTTTGTTAGCCCCACTCTCCTCTAACTGATCGTGTATCTTCTTTTGCATTTTCTTAGCCGCTATCAAAGCAGGGCTAAAGTTAATGCTGCTAGGCAGGGTTCCCGGCCCCTCTACTAGCTTATCCTCAACAGGCTTAAGTTTTTTAGCTAAAGCCCCTAAACGAGACTTAATACTACTTACAGTATCTCCCGGCTCAAGTACTGTATCAGGCCCAAAGGTAGGAGTGGGAGAGAATGTTTCTTTTAGTTCCTCTAAACCTTTTTCTGATTCAGGGTTAATATCAAAATGTACTGTATCTGCCACGCCTTCAGGAAGAGTAGTAGGATCAATAGCAAGAGGAAACTTTTGACTTCCAAA